CTCATGGTTTAGAAGCAGGTAATATTATTTTGTTTGATAATGTAACTTTAACTGCTGCTCAAACTAGCGCAGGTTTAACTGATGCACAATTTGAAGACAAACTTTATCAAGTGTTAACCGTTCCTAATGCTACTACTTTTACAATTAATTCTTTAAATCAATCAACAGCAACTGTTACAACACAAGGAACTTTAGATACCGAACCTTACACACCTGTTGGGCCTTCAGAACAAAGTTATGGATATGGTTATGGCTTAGGACAGTATGGTGGAAGTGTTGCTGGAGCTGCAGCCAACGCCATTAATATGGCAGGTAATTTTGCAGTAGCTGCAACAAGTTTAATTGTTGATGACTCTGCTGCTTTTCCATCTTCAGGTACTTTATTAATTGATAGTGAGTTAATGACTTACACTACTAATACTACAGGAACCAATACCATATCAGGAATTAGCAGGGCTGCGGGTGGTACTACCGATGTTGAACATTTAAATAATGCCGTCGTTACTAATGCTACAATTTATAATGGTTGGGGCTCAGCGGTTAACGCATCACAAGTTGTTTTAGAACCAGGTCTTTGGTCCTTAAATAATTATGGAGATGTATTAGTTGCAACTATTGCTAATGGTAAAACTTATACTTGGAACACGGCTGTTCCATCACCTTTAGCTGTAAGAGCTTCTCAAAGTACAGCAGGATTATTATCTACACAAAATCCTACTAAAACTAGATTAACTTTAGTTTCTCCTACAACAAGACACTTAATTCATTTTGGAACTTTAGAAACGTTAAATACTAATGGTACTTGGGCTACAGATAGCCAAGACGATATGTTTATTAGATTTTCAACAACAGAAGATATTAACACTTATGATATCTTAGCAACCAATACTGCTGGTTCGCAAAGACTTCAAGACGGAACTAAAATTGTCGGAGCGTTGATCGCTAAAGAAAATATTTTAGTATGGACTGATAATGCTTTGTATACGATGAAATTTGTAGGTGCACCTTTTACCTTTGGATTTGAACAAGTGGGGACTAACTGTGGTTTAATAGGTAAAAATGCAGCTGTGGAAATTGATGGTGTAGCTTACTGGATGTCCAATAATGGTTTGTTTGCATTTGATGGTACTGTTAATTCTTTACCTTGTAGTGTGGAAGATTATGTTTTTGATGATATTGATACAACTAAAGGTCAACAAATTTGTGCAGGTTTAAATAATTTATTTACCGAAGTAACTTGGTGGTATCCTACAACAGGATCTGATTTTAATAACAGATCTGTTACTTATAATTATGGAGAAGCTAAACAACCACCTCTTGGAACGTGGTATACAAATACTAATGCTAATTTTAATAGAACTAGTTGGATGGATACTTTAATTTATCCTCAACCTTATTCGACTTCTTATAACAGTTCTACAACAGGAACTTTTCCTAATGTAACAGGTCAATCAGGCCTAGGACAAACAACTTATTTTGCTCAAGAAACAGGCAACGATCAAATTAATCCTGATGGATCTACAACTACATTAGCTTCCTTTATTCAATCTTTTAGTTTTTCTTTACAAGCCGATCAGAGTGAAGTATTTTTATCAATGAGAAGATTTTTACCTAACTTTAAAGTTTTGACAGGTAACAATCAAATTACTGTAGGCATAACTGATTACCCTGCAACGGATGAAGTTAATTCTCCTTTGAGTCCTTTTACCGTTAACTCTTCTACAACGCATGTAGATACTAGAGCAAGAGGAAGATATGCAAATTTAAAATTAGCTAACACAGCTTCGGGAGAATCGTGGCGATTCGGAACTTTTCAAGTTGATATACAACCAGATGGTAGAAGATAATGGCAGGCATAGAAGATGTAGTTGTTTATAGAGGGGAAAATGTACTAGATAAAGTAAAAAACTTTTTTGTAGATCCAGAAATAACTAAACAGGCTAAAGCTAAACTAGGAAGATTTGCTACGACATCAGCAGATTATGCATCAGGGTACGCAAGAAAGTTTCCTAATGTAGTAAAATCTACAAGCATAACACCTGCAGCACTTAACATAGGAATAAAACTTTTTGATAAAATGCATTTTCCCCAAGGACCCGTGGGATCTGGAGGGTATAATGTTGGTGCACTTCAACTTTTATCCAAGAAAAATACATCTAAATTAAAAGTAGATATTTTAAAAACTTTTATGTCTAATGCAAAAGCTCTTACTCCTTTAGCTACAAAAGGCTTAAATTTTTTAGCCAGTTTACCTGTTGCAACATTAACAATGGTATTACAATCAACCCCTGCTAATTCAGATGAAGCAAATATGACATTAGAAGACTTTGCTATGATGGCAAATCAAGAAAAAGAAGGAATAGAAACAATTGATATAGGAGATATGGAATGACAAAAATTGTAGTAAGATTACCAGAACCTAAAAAAGAATATACAGAAGACAACCAAAGACAAATTAACCGAGCAATTAGTTTAGTGGTAGAACAATTAAATTCTACTTATCTAACACAACAAAAAGAAGAGCAAGAAAGGTTTACATTTTTTAATGGCTAATATTTATAAAAAAGTTAATACAGATTTAATAACAGGTACAGAAAACACTGTGTATACAGTTCCTAATAATTCTAGAGCTTTAATTAAATCTATTCATATATATAATGAAGGAGCAGGTTCTGCTGATGTTACAGTAAAAATTGAATCAAGTGGTGTTACTTATTTTTATGATAATTCATCTGCCTTGGCCGCAGGATCTAAAGAAGAATTTGTAACCAATATATTAGTGTTGCAAGAAAATGATAAATTAAAATGTTTATCAGATATTACCGGACCTGATGTTACAGTCAGTTTATTAGAAATAAATAGAGAGGATAAATAATGCCGTTTATAGAAACTAAAGAAAGACTTAAAAGAGAGATCATTAATGGAAAAGAAGTAATAACGATTGTTCCTGAAACTGAGGTTACACTTAAAAATTTAAAAACAGGTAAAGAATATATGTCTGATGCAGAAGCTTTGGCAGATGTTCAAGACAATAATACTGATACTAAACCTAATGATGTATCCAGAAGTGTACATATTAAGATAACTTCTATACCTTTAGGCACTACAACAGGAGAATTCTAGCATTGACTGTGTACAAAAACTCTAGTAAATTGTGGTACAATCGCTATATACAAGTTTTGCGCACTTGCTTTTCAATCAATAATATAAAAAGAAACTATGGGATTATTCAAAAAAATATTTAGACCAGTATCCAAAGTACTTGATAAAATAGTACCTAACGAAATTAAACCTTTCTTACCTTACGCCGCAGCGTTTACACCTATGTTGGCACCTACAACCGGTTTCATGGGATCAATGATGGGTAGAGCTTTATTAGCAGGTGGAGCAAATCTTGGAGCTCAATTATCACAAGAAGGTAGTGAAGGAGATTTTAATGAACTGTCTACTTTGTTAGCTGGTGGTATTGGAGCATTAAGTGCGCCGGGAACACCAGGCACTAGAACTTATCATCCTACAGAAGGAGTTATAACAAGTGGAGGAACTCAAAGCGCAGGTGAATATTTAAGAGGTCTTTCTAATTCAGGAGGAATAGGAGATAAAGCTTTAAACTTTTTAGGTACAGGTGCAGATAAATTATCTGCTTTAAATCAAGCAGGAATGGATGATCCATTTAGTATGGCGGGTATTAAAGCAGCAGGAATACCGTTTGCTCAAGGTAGTGGTGATGTAATGTACGCCGAAGGTAGAGAAGCACAAAAAGATTATGAAAGAGCATTAGAAGAATATGAAGCATCAGCAGGAGAAGGTGCTAATGACGAAGGTCGAGCGTTAGCGATTCGAGCAGCTATGGAAGCTGGCCAACATGATGAAAATGTAATTATAGAAACATTAAAATCTTTAGGATTATACGCTCACGGTGGAAGAGTTAGAGCCATGGGTGGAGGATTGATGAACGCGAAGCGTGGATTAGTTGATGCACCTGGTGGTTATGCAGGTATCACAGAAATAGAAAATATGAGAGAATTTAGAATTGCCAATCCAAACATAGAAGATGTTGCAGATTATAAAGGTTATTATGATAGAAAAAATAATCCCGAAAAATATGATGAAGATGGATTTGAAATTAAAGAAGAAATTAAAGAAAAATTTACAGCACCTGACTTTGGTGGTATAACCGAAGCGGTTGGAAACATAGAAGAAGAAAAACAATTAATGGCAAGCCGAGCAAAAGATTTATTTATGTTAAGAGATGAAGCTATTATGAGAGAAGATTTTGATAAAATACAAGAAATAGAATTAGATTTTTTTAAAGAGTTTAAAATAAAAATGCCTGTATCTCAAAATGAATCTTCTGGACCTATAATGGCTGCTGAAGGTGGAATGATGAGTGTATTACCTCAAGGT